GAAAAACCGTTTTGGTCCTAACGCAGGTAACTGTATGATGAGAATCGACTATTCAACTCTTTCAATAACAGAGGATGAGCATATAAACGACACAGAAGCGAGTTCGTCTTCTGCAGGTTTGCTAGCTGCTTTATCACAATAGTATTGATTTATACATATGGATCAATAATTACTATTGATCATAATGCAGTCTAAATCGAGTAATACATTAATGGAGTATGAGTTAAATCATCTCTTTCTCTCTTTCTGTTCGTTTACTACGTTAACACATACAAAAAAATTAAATCTCGCTAATATATTTTTACTGTTATTACAAAATAAAGAAATGAGAATGTTTTTTAAGACATACTGTGATATACCTAGTGATTATGCTGTTGTGCAAGTATTTCTTAAATATGACCCCAGTTTATATAAAAGTAAATATATCATGAAGTTCTTGAATAATACAAAAAATAAGATTATAATGTAATAATGTCTGATGGTTTAGAGTTGACAAAATATGAGGAATTGATTTATAATACCCATCTACGCGTATCACGTACCCGCCAAAGTAAACCTTTTAGGTATAGAAAAGACTTTACTTCTATAGATGATAAAACAAAAATTTATCTTAAAAAAATTTCGTTATTTCTAGAAAAATTTGAACACATTAAATTAGATGAATTTATTGTAGCGCCGTATGAAATATATAAAGACGAGAATTATTTCGAGCTCGACTATTATACAACATTAAAGGCAACAAAAGCATATACGCTTTTTCAAACAAGTAAACTGTATGAGAGTCCTGATAGTGAGTATCATCTGAATAATATTATTGAATCTTTAAACTTTATACAAAAATTTTGTAAACAACACGAGTTAAAACTCGCTCACTATTTAAAACATTGTCCTGATAAAGTACCTAGCTTTTTTATACACTTAAAGGAGCATAAAGTCAATATCTACACATTACTCGGCTTTAAAGATTTTACTAAAGAGTTGAGAGGAATAGATGCAGAATTGGCTAAATTCATACTTGGAGAGGAACTGTATAATCGGGTTGATACTTCTAGAACAAAACTTTTTGGATCACAAAAAGCTTTACCTTTAATTTCCAAAGGATTACAAATAATAGAAAAAAAACTTGAAGAAAAAAGTTGATTTCATACCTAGCATTAGCAATAATAAACATTAATTAATCTATGAGCACAACAGCATTTAACCCTAATATGTTTGAAAGTATTAAAACCGCATTAACTAAACAAAATGAAAATCCAAATACTAAATATAAGGATTTTCTGAAGACTGAACCTGGTAATACATATACGGTACGTTTACTACCCAATATTAAAAACCCAGCTAAGACATTTTTTCATTACTATAATTACGGTTGGAATAGTTTAGCTAACGGGCAGTTTATTTCTGTTGTAAGCCCTGCTACATGGGACCAACGTGATCCAATCGCAGAAGAAAGATATAGGATTCTTCGTTCTGGTACAGAGGAAGAAAAAAAGAAGTCAGTTGCTCTTACAAGACGTGAAAACTGGATGGTTAATGTTTATGTTGTTAATGATCCTGTTAATGCTGAAAACAACGGTCAAATAAAAGTTCTACGCTTTGGTCGTCAGCTTCATAAAATAATTATGGATGCTATTAACGGCGAGGAAGCTGAAGAGTTTGGTCCGCGTATTTTCGATCTTTCGCCTAAGGGTTGTAGCTTTAGAATCAAAGTAGAACGTCAAGGAGAATACCCTACCTATGTTTCATCGAAGTTTATCTCACCTCGCGAGATTGAAGATCTTGATGAAGCATCATATAAAAAAGTTTATGACAGCATTAATGATCTCGAAACATATGTGACAGCACGTGGTTATGATGAAATTAAAGAGCTTCTCAACGTACATTATCACTGTAAGGCAGATCTGCCCGAAACAGAATCTGACATTGTTGAGTCAAAGCAAGTTGAAGAGAAGAAGCAGGAAACGTTAAAGCAGGAAGAAAAGCCTATTACCGAGCTTGTTGATGACTCTATTGAAAGCCTTCTCAAAGGTCTTGAAAAATAATGTCACCTACATTTAGAGAGCCATCGCCAGGAGAGATTCAGGCTGCGTTGATCCAATTTATGGGTCAAAATCTAGGTGAAATAAAAAAGCTTGATTCACATATTATAGATAAAAATAGCACATTACAAGGTCTTACTCTGCAGCCAGAAGCTGTACTTCGTTCTATACCTGTATCACATGTACCACCTCCACCTCCACCTCCGCCACCGCCACAACAGATACATCTTCCTACACCTGTTATAGCAAACGAACCTGTACAGACTGCTGCACAACAAAGTGTTGAGACAGCAGATCCTAATCAACTAGTATTTGACTTTATTAGCGATTTAAAGGATGCACCTTCATTAAAAGATTCGATTTTATTAATAGAAAAAAAGGTATGTGCACTTTCTGATTTAAGTTCAATATTGTATAGAATAGAAAAAAAACTCGATCAGGTTATAGATCTCACTAATGTCAAAAGTATTAAAAAAAAGGCAGATCAAGATCATTGAAATCTCTTATAAATAAGCTACTATTTAGCTATGATACTAAAAATTAGCAATAAAGAGCAGCTGCTCAACGAATTTCTCGTGCCTCTAAGTAAGGTTGCGGATAGCGCAGTTCTTAATATCGAGCCTGGTAAAATTAATGCATTGGTTGCAACTAATGACAATACTATTATTGTTAATGCAGTATATACAGATAGCTCTATCGATTGCTCAAAGCGTCTAAATATACCCGACGTTAAAAAACTTTGTAGAATTTTACAATGCATTGATAAACCAGAAATACAACTTAAGCTGGATATTAATAATATTAGTTATAGTTCCTCTGAAACAAGATTTAAATATCATCTTTACGATGATAGTATTATTCCTGTACCTAAATTAAATCTTTCAAAGCTCGATAAGCTCGACTTTAACGGTCAGTTCACTATGTCGCATAGTTCAATCGTTTCTCTAATTAAAGGCAGTTCAATAGCTACAGATACAAATAAGATTTATCTGACTTTTAAAGAGAATGAAGTGTTTGGTGAGCTTACAGATAAGGCACGGTCAAATGTCGACTCCTATGGACTTAAGGTAGCTAGTGACTACCAGGGTAGCATTAATAATCAGGCACTACCGTTGAATTTTGAAATTTTTCGTATAATTTCTTCTATGAAGTTTAGCGCAATAAAAAGCAAAATCGCTCTGTCAACCGGTGTTTTAACATTTGATATGAATTCTGAAAATACACAGATGAGATTTATTATATCAGCCTTAGCAAATTAAAATGAGCAATACAAGCCGTAATAAATTAAAGACACCGAGTTATTTTATTAAAAGACTAAGAGATAATGGCTTTATAGTCATTAAGCTCTTTGCAGTTTATAATAAAGCAGATCCAAGAAGATGGACAGTTATGGTCAATCCTACTGAAAGATCCGTAATGATTACGTGTTACAATAACAAAAACGATTTCGGAGATGTAACGTTTGAGCTTAATGATGGCGGTACATCTATCCCTAAAAATATTCACATAAACACAAGCAGTATAGAAGTAATTATCGACTACTTAATTACACATGGGGTAAGTAATAGTAGCCACTATCATGGTCGTAATAGGTATATGGCAAAACGAATAAATAATTATGATGAAAGACAAGGACTCCCCGAAAAAGTCGAATAAGCCAATTGACGACGGTGAGCTCTTACTCCCTATAGATGAAGATGCTAAAAAAATTTTAAAAAGTGCTCTTGCATCTTTTCTTAAAGAACAGGTTGATGAGCGTAATACGTCTAAAAAAAATATAGAAGCATTAATCGGTGTTGTTGAGGAGTTTTTAAACAGCTTTATTATTTTAGGGTATACAATGGATGGTACACCAGTGCAATATATTTGTGCCCATAATCAACAGCAAGCTGATTCACTAGCTACACTTGTTAATAAATTTATTCAACACGCAATGTTAAGAGATGATTCAGAAAATAGTTAACTTTAATAAACCACATCCTAAAAAAAGATACATATACGCGGTAACAGGTGGTAGTATGTTGGGCGAATTGCTTGTATACATCGACAGTACACAAGACAAACACAGTTTTTTGAGCATACCTTTAATGAAAAACCGTGACATTATAAAGGATAAATTTATATTTGGCCTAACAGAAAAAATTGTTGAAACTGTCGAAAAGCTACCAAAAAATGTATATAACGTCTGCAAGGCGCAATATTTAAAAAATAATAAAGATGGTAATGTGCTTGAAAATGAATAAATAAAATTATGGATTTAATTCAACCAAAAATAATTGTTTCTCCTATTAGCGGGCAACCTGTTAAACCCGTCTTAAAGACATATGTCCGTGAAGGTAAAGAAATAGTAGAAGCTGAGTATTATGATCCAGCTTCAGGCTCCTTTATAAGAAAAGGTGTAGTGTCAGTAAAAGACATACAAAAATAAGTTTTAGCTTGTTTTCTAGTATATACAGAACTATACTACATATGTGATCCTTCCACAGGAATATATAGTACAGAAATACTACCAATACGCAGGGTTTCCTAAATACAAAAAGCTAACACAGGTATATGAGGCGAGTTGTCCTATCTGTCGAGAGGGCAAATCATGGGGCAAAAAGAAACGCTGTTATTATCTTGTAAAGGATAATGTAATCTGTTGTCATAATTGCGGATGGTTTAGTACACCCTTAAACTGGATAAAACAAGTTTCAGGTCAATCGTATCAAGAGATACAGAATGAAGTTAAAACGTATGATGTGTTGCCTATCGATCTAATGGGCGATGAGCTGAAGACGATCCAGCTACGAAAACAACCTGCTTTGCCTCTTGATTGTATTAATCTTTTTGATGTCAATCAGACAGATTTTTATAAAAACAATACTGTTGTCAATGATGCGTTAGCGCTTCTTAAAAAAAGAAGACTTGACACCGCTATTAACAAACCGCATACTTTGTGGCTATCCTTGACAGACGTTGTTCACAAAAATAGAATTATAATACCGTTCTATGATGAAACAGGTAATATTATTTTTTACCAGTCACGTGCGCTATATAACAAGGATGTAAGAACTAAACCCAAATATCTCGGTAAAGTTAATGGCGAGAGGTCATTGTACAATTTAAACAATATTACACCAGAACTTGATTATATTTTTATTTTTGAAGGTCCTATCGACGCTTTCTTCGTACAAAACGGGACAGCTGTTGCTGGTATACAAGAACACAGTAGTAAAAACTTCACACAACTACAAGAGCAACAAATATCAGCTTACAGGCTTTATACAAAAATCTGGGTTTTAGATAGTCAGTGGCTAGATAAAGCGAGCTTTACAAAAACCAAGCATTTAATAGAAGCAGGTGAAAGTGTTTTTATATGGCCAGAAAAAATAGGTAAGCAATATAAAGATATAAATGATTTATGCTGCGCTACAAACAGGGATAGTATTGACCCTCAGTTTTTTATAAATCACTCTTTTAGCGACTTAAAAGCTAAACTAGAATTAACTAAAATTAGTCGTTAGAAGAGATCATATATCCCTTAAACGACTCACTTAGTGAGCTTAATTCTGCAGCAAGTCTAGCTATTTTTTTCTTTTCGCTACGAGCGATGTCTTCGAACATTGTATCACAGGGGGCAATATGCAATTTTGTTTGAATAGAATTTTCTGTTGTTCCGTTTAAGAACTCAATAAAGCTGTCTATTTGCTGAATCCATTCATTAAGTTGTTTAATTTGCTGCACTTTATTGTGATCAACTTGTTGCGCTCTTGCCACCTGTTGTGGTGTATCAAAATCCTCTGGCTGAGCAGTATCAAGCTGTTGAGCCATAGCTTCTTTATCAGTCGCCGGTGTAGGCTGAGGCTCTTGTTCGTCTGCTTCTAAAACATATGCAAATCTTTTGCTAAACAAATTCATGTAATTATTTATTATCATTATTAAATAATTTAATGAAAAAGCGAATCTTATTTGAAGATGCGTCTATGTATTATAATAAGTGGACCTCTGGTATAGCAAGTAGAGAGATGGCCTCTCAAAAAATAGGTTTAAAGGATATCTTAAAGAAAAACGATGAGCACATGGATCAAAATCCTAATTTAGCTAGGGCACAAACAACTATACCATATCCCATTCCCAATGCTGTTCCTATTTTAGGGGAGCTAGTAACATCTACATCTAACGCTTTAACTCTTTTTAGACAAAGTCTACAAAACCCTATTTTAAAAGACAAAAAAACAGCTCGAGCAGAAGTAGTCTTAATAATTACATATCTTAAGTACTCTTTAAATATTTTAAATAAGCTTATAGTTAAACTTGAAAAGTTAGTTGAAACGAAATAATATTACTGTAAGTAATATCGATGCTCAAGCTTTTACTAAAACAACTCTTTCTTTTTATTATTGTATCGGGTATAATTGGACTAATTTTTCAGAGTTTTGGTGTCAATATTGTTCTCGGTGTCTTCGCAGGTATAATTATTCAATATGCTCTATATAATGCGTTTGTA